CGTCGTTTAAGGAATGATATGGATTTACCACCAATCCGGTAGTTGCTTCCTCAAATTCTATATTAATCTTCTCATATCCCACCTGATTATCTGCATATAGGACCTTATCCGCTGTTCTCACATATTCATTACGGTGGTTATGGCCGGTAAAATAAATAGCCTCTTTGTCGTATTTATTATTAAGGCATGCATATACCGGATAATGGGACAGACATATAAGGCAGCTTCTACTTTCCTTTGCCAACTCTAATGCAGATTGATACGCTGTCTCGAATAATGTGGTCTCTCTGATTTCATCTTCACGATTAAAATCAGGACAACAAATCACGTTGTCTGCATTCCAGACTTTGTCGTACTTTGCAAACCCGGTTCCGCCAAAGATTAAGAACTTTTCTTTCCCATGCCGACACTCCATATACTCATTATGCAGCAATGTAATCTGTAACTCATGCAGCGCATCCCGATAAAAGTTTACACAGCTTTGCACATCAGAAAAAGCAATATATTCATGATTTCCAAGCACGAAAAATATAGGTAGATCTACTCTTCCCCTAAACTTCTTCAGAAACTTTAGTGTCATTTCTGGAGTTTCTGATATATCACCACCAAAAAAGACAGCAAATATCCAGTTAAACTGTCCTTCATTCAAACTTTCTAAAGATAGATGCAGTTTTTCCACCACATCATCTATCATATGCTCTTCGTTCTCATCATAATGCTTTAAATGATGATGCAAATGAAGATCCGATATATATGCTATCCTTAGACCTCTGCTTTTACCATCCCCATAATAGGTAAGGCAATTATTGAGCAGTTTGTCTACCTGTGTCAGCTTATCATCTACCACCTGGAGAACACTTTCTTTGGTACTCCAGTCATACAGATTGTTTGTATAGTCTACCTGCACTTCCTCGCGTACTTTCACAAGACATTCTGCCCCAATACAGCTATTCCAGGAAACACAACTAAAACTAATACTGTCCATGTAAAAAATGCGACCACATATACCACACCGTACTTTATAAAGCATTCTCTTACGATACGCATTATTTAAAGCTCCCCTTGTATTGGGCTGCGTTTTATGCCATAGAAAACGTTTGTCCCATGCAATCTTGTAGCAGCTTGCCACTTTCCTATACTTGCTCACAAAAGACTTCGGCATTTTCCCCTTGCTTAAAAACTTCTTATTTTCGTTTTCAGTAAGGCCAAATTTCTTCTTGAACTCCATATCATTAGAATCATCCCGATTCAGATAATAATTCCACTCTTCATCCGCCCATTCTTGGAAAGTTTCCTGCAAATCTTCTTCGGACTCATTAAACATACCGATCACTTCAAGGCAACCAGATACGTCACCGATGTTCAAATATTTTTTCATTCCGCTTTCCTCCTTTGGTTTCTATTATGTAGTTTATCACATTTTGCCAGCCTTTACCACCTGTTCAAAGTACGACCGAAATCTTTCCCCGGAAACTATAGATACAAAAAGGAGTATCTCTCGATACTCCTCTGACTGCAGACAAAGTAATTATGATATTGCGACTAATTAGTCCATTACATCTACACTCTTACATCTCGCTTACCTTCTGCTTTACTTCTAAAGTGCCAAAACAGACGACCGCTTCTTTTAGCACTGCTTACTACAGCGGTTGCCGCTCTAAAATTCATAAGTTTTGATACTTTTTCGACACACGTTACTTCTGACACTCTTCCTCCATCATTTACAAAAAAGAAAATCACGGTGTAGCCTCCATCCAGAAACCACACCATGATCATTAATACTTACCTATGCAGCTATACAAATCTCTCGTTTATCTCTTTTGTATAGATAGACACTATCCGCCAAGAAGTCTTCTTTCTCCACCTTGTAGCGGTTCACATCTTTAACCAACTGCAAAACCTCATCCGTACTGATCCACTCCATCACCGGCACAGCAAGAAACTCTTGCACACTGCTTGGAAGCAAATAAAAATCTGACTGAATTTTTTCTTCCAATATTTTCATGCTTTCCGGATATAACAATGTTGCGGCTCCATATAAATCCAAGTCATTGGTTACGACATATGCTCTGGTCTTCTGTCCATCTTCGGTTTTCATGATTTCATCAAGAGAGCTCACTTTAATAGGTAACAGTTTCGGAGTATTCCGCATTGCAGCCTCATACAATTCTTCTTCTGAAATTCCCCAAAACTCAAAATGATTATTAAAGATTGGGATTGAGCCTTTGAGTTCGGGCAAAGCGATATAGTATACCAATGCCAAATTTAATACCTCCCTATGCGGAACCTTCGCCAATAGCTCTGCATTTTTCTCCTTGCTAATCAATTTGAATACCACCATCTCTTTAACCTTTTTCCAGCTGCGTATAAAGCTAACATCGTAGGATTTTGCCAAGCGTGCATTTACATATTTTGAAACCACCATGGCGGCAATGGCATCCAAATCACCTATTTCTTCATACCATTCCATAATAGGATTCAAATGAATCGTTGGCGAAATATTGATTCCCTTTTCTTTGATGATCAGTGAAGTATATTCCACCGAATTATTTTTAAGTGTGCGGATAATCTCAATCTCCTCCACGTTCTCCAACAGTTCCAGCAGTTTTTCCTTAAGCAGTTTTGCGAATGTATCCATTGTCATAATTTTTTTCTCCTTCGTTTTGTAAATATGTTTCTACCAATCTATCAATATCTCCCCAGGACATAATTGATAATTCTTCATCTCCCAAATAACGCTGCCAGCAGCCATACAGGATATCCCTACAATGTTCCAATTGCTTAGCCACCCCGTAGGGAATCGCTTCATTATACATGAAGTACTCGTAAAGGCAGCTGTAAAAATATATTTCGCAACACTTATTCCAGATTTCTTCCGGGCTCATTGCCAGCATCTTCTGTTTGTACTTCCGATACTCCTTCTCAATATTCCATAAAAAACGTGCCATTAACTTACCTCCTGAATGGAACCTTCTTCCATCTCAATAATGTCCTGACCATTAATCTCTGTCATATCTACAGCAAGCTCTGTCTTAATGGTTTCATCACTTGCCATCGCCCTAAGAAAATCTGTTTTTAGCGGAGCATAGCGTAGTACCCTTTTTATCGCTGTCTTCATACACATTTCAGGATATGCGGTGTTCCACGGCGAATAAGCACTGTTAATAGCTTTCGAATATTTCTGGGCATACATATCTACATCCTGTTTGCTCATGACTTCAAAACCATAACCGCCGTTATTTAATTTAAACAATGCATACACAGCTATCATTTCTCCACGATTTCCCAGCGCCGGCTTATGGAACAGTCGAGAATCCAGACCTAGTTCATACTCAAATTTATCATTAGCATATACACACTGTGCCTGAATTGTCTGTAACTGCTCATTTCGGTATGCCAAGTTCAACAACCCTTTATAGCCTATCTGGAACTGGCATTCTAAGTTTCCTTTGTTCTGAAACGGAATTAAATAGGCCTGTCCGAGCGGCGTGTTAGGTTCAAGGCCCAACTGCGCTGCGTTCATAAGCGCTGCCAAAAATGACATTTGGGTACACTCTGCGAGCTTCGGTGTGTTGTTAATAGCGCTCAATGCCATTCTGGTGAATCGCTCCGGTGTAATCACACTCGGAAGAGCTCTCTTGATTTCTGGTTCCAGAGCCTTAATCATATCTGCGATATTCATTCCCTTACTTAGTTTTACGGTTCCTGTCTGCTCTGCCTTCTTAGCCAGATTTGCTTTTACATCCATTTTTCATCCTCCTTACGCTGCCTTAATTTGAAATCTTCTGGAAGTCCCAGTATTCAGGTATTTTTTGTAAACCTCCGGTTCTTCCTCTTTTAACCGCTTGGTATCAATCCTGTTGGACATTACATTTGACCAATGGATCCGATACCCCTCGCACTCTGCAAGTTCTGCTTCGCCCATCTGCAGCTTGATTTCCTGCTCAATGCAGCTTTTTTCTTTTTCCATCTTCTCTATAAGGTTCACTATTTCTTCCCTACGTTGTAGTTTTTCTTCAAACTCTGGCGCAATAACGCGTTTCTCTTTCCTTGCACTCGGGAAATATTTCAATATGACTTCATCACAGATCTTACTACCGTCAGGATCCGGCATGATTCCCTTCATTACATTTTCCTGCCAGAATGCTGTTTCAATTTTAATCAGGTGCTGTATCAGTTCCTCATCACGCTCAATCTTTTTATAGACGAATCCCTGTCCCAAGATTACAGCGGCAATGTACCAGCACTTTGCTCCTGTGACCAGCATGTAGTGATGACATTGAATCTGATAATGCTCTGGCACCGCGCCCTCCTTCCATTTATCAGCATTGTAAGCACTCACTGTCTTGCACTCTAATCCGGCATCCCTACCAACAATCATGCGGTCCACGTTTGCCAGCATAAAGGGATACTCATCATTCATAAATATAGCATTTGCCCTTCTGACCTTTAGACCTGTGGCTTCCATGAAACGTTCCGCCACATATTGCTCCAGTTCTCTCCCTTGGCGCATTGCTTCTTTATCCTCTTCTTCTGTTACTGCTGTAGTCTTATCGTAAAACACCTGCATGGCAGAAACATAGGGATTTAAGCCACAGATTGCCCCAGCGTCCGACCCGCCTATCCCCATCTTTCTATATTTCAGCCAATCTTCCCTGCTAAGTCCTACAGTAGAAACCAATCTTTTCATGTACATTCCTCCAATAAATAAAAATAGGGAGAACCCGTTCAGTTCTCCCACACTTTTTCTTATGCCGCCTTGACTAATTCATACGCTCTGTCAATCATTACATTACCATCGATAGTACGCCCAAACAGATTCTCACGATAATTATGAGTTCTACGAATCGGATTGGCATGTGTTGCATAATCGGACACAGCATTCACAAAGCGATAGGCATTATGACCAAGTCCTTTTAGGTCAGGCGCATCAAAATAACGTGCTTCCATATCAGTTCTTAATCTCTGCATATTCTTTACTTGCTGTGGCGTTGCCTCTTTCTCAATCGGAAGAAGCTGCTCTATGTATTCACGCACCTGCGCTTCCGACATTTCTTTGGCCCTAAGTACTTCGAACTCTTTTCCCAGCTCATCCATATACTTTTCTGCCATAAATAACGTATCCCTTGCCTCCTGCAATTTTTCCTGCACATTCCCGGTATGGATCATAGACCAACTACGTTTTGCCGTAGACAATGCCAAATTTAATGTATTGTTACACAAGACTCTCACCGGCGTGACCGCCACTTTTACAGCACCACTACCATCGAAGGTATTCGAAAATACTAAATAGGGGGAAATTCGCTCTCCTGTAATAATATATTCACGCGGCAATCTGGCTAACAGCCAAATTTTTTTACCACCCTGCAATGAACCAGCGGTCTCATATCTCACCACT